TGAGCGCCTTCATCCGCTCGCTCGCACTCGGAGACCGCCGGCCGGCCGCGCCAGCGCTGCGGGTCGGGGCCGCGCCTCGGCCGGTAATTCTTTTCCGGGCCGCCTGCAGACTGATCGTCAGCGCTGCCGCAAGCGCCACGGCGTCGCCCGCTTGCAGCGCCAGGCGCGCCTGCGCCTGATCGTCGTTGCGGGCGAGGCAGTCGAACCACGAGGCGACCAAGGAGATCTCCACGCCGGCTAGGTCTGCCACCGTTTGGCAGTCCGTGGTGTTGATCCAGGCCAAGACCCGGCCCGGCAGCAGCTCGGCGACGGTCCGGCCGGTGTCTGGCAAAGAAATCCCGCACAAGTCATTCGCCGCTCGCAGCAGCACCGCCTGCCACAGCTGCCGGCAGCGCTCGGCTTCCACCAGCGGCGCCGGTTCGGCCTGGCTGCCGAGACGACTCGGCTCACCAGGCCGCATCCGCGGCGCTCTCTCGAATGGCAGCAGGCTTTCCGGCGCCGGCGGTCTCATCCCACGATTCCCCGCCAGGGGGATGAAGTGCCGGCCGGCCGCGCGCTATGCTGCGCCCTCATGCGGCCTCCGAGGTGCTGTCGCCGTCAAAGAAGTCCGCCGGCGAAAGCCCCACGCCGAGCTCGCGCGCCCGACGGATCAGCATTTGGATCCCGCAACTCGGGATCTTATTTCGGCCCCGCCAGCCGATCATCCGCCGATAGGGCACGCCAATGCGGAGCGCCACCTGCCTCCAGGAGTCACCATCGGCGGACCGAAAGCGGCCAAGGATACCATTCACGTCCATGTTTGTAGCCTAGTCACATTATGTATCCCCTCGCAACACAATTGTTGCCTCCCCAGCAGTCGCGTTTTGCGTCCACTGTGCGAGCCATGGCTGATGCGCGACCGCGGCCTGACGCTGGGCGGGATCCTGCCCGGCGACATCGCCATCGTCGACCTGGGCCAGCCGCCTCCGGCCGGTGACCTGGGATTGGCCAGCATCACCGAGCGATCCGGCTGGTCCCGCTCGGTCATCCGGCTTCACCGGCCGCCGTATCTGGTGGCAATGACGCAAGAGCCCAGCCTACTGACGCCGACGCTGATCGATTACGACAGCGTGGTCCTGCGCGGCCGGGTCATCGCCGTGATCCGCGACCTCGTCACGGCCTAGCGGCAGGTTCCCGCCTTCAGCGCCGCCCAGCCTGGCGGCGCCTCCGCATCACACGCCCACAGACCAGCGCCCTCAGCCTGGGCCGCCGCTTGAGCAGCCGGGCGGCCGGCCGAAAAGCGGGCATCGCTCAGCGCGAAGCCGTGCCGCACCAACAGCGTTGATAAATCGAGCATTTCCGGCCCCAGCCAACAGCGCGCCACCGCGCGGCCCCAGCGGTCGCGCCCCGATGTCAGGCACAGAATCTCCGAGGCCATGTGCAACGCAAGCGCGAGGCCGCCCTCTGCTTCCACCGCACCCGGCTCGCCTGTTTCCGGCGCATCGATGCCGACCAGGCGCACGCGCGCACCGCCGATCTCCAGCGTGTCGCCGTCGATGACCCGCACGGCAGCAGCCGGCGCACCTAACAACCATCCCGCCACGATCAGCACGTTCTTGTAGCGCATGGCTGCACTTTGCCTCATCCAACGCGCAGGCCGCAAGCCGGCGCTTATTTTTTCTTGCGGAGGGACACAAAATGTGTCCATCATCGTCGCGTTCCGCCGTGCTGTCCCTACCGTCTTCCCGCAGCACGGCGGGATATCGTGGAGACCTCCCTGACTCGGCCCCGGCGCGCACCCCAGGCGCCGGGGCACTTTTCCCGGGAGGAGAACCGCCGGTCGGCCCATCAATCTGCCACCGGCCCTGCTGGTGGAGTGCCAATGGCTGAGATCCTCCTGTTCGCCCGGATCGACATCCTGGATCCGGTCAGTGCGCGTCGACACGACACGCCGCGCTGCGTCGTCATCCGCACCACCTCCGAGCTGCAGGCGGATGTCCTGCAGGGCAAGCTCGTTGCGGCGGTGCACGCCGAACACCGGCGCTGGCTGCGCGCCCATCTCGTCACCGGCCGGCCGTGCTGGTGGCGCCGGCAGCTCGCCACCTGGCGCGCGCTGTTCCGGTCGCGAGCCCAGGCATCCAAGCAGCCGCCAGCAGGCGCCACCGCCGGCACACCGCCACGCCGGCGGGCCTTCTGATGCAACAGCAAACACCGGTATTGGCGGCAAATCTCCTGCGGGAGGACGAGCTCGCCAGCCTGCTCGGACTGACGTGTCACGTCTTCCGCCGGGCGCGGCCCAAGCTGCACGCAGCCGGCCTGCCGCAGCCGCTGGTTTCGATCGGTGTTGATGGCAGGAAGCCATTGTGGTCGCGGTGCCAGCTCGATCAATGGCTGGCACGAAGCAGCGATGACCCCGCTTTTTGCGCTGTCCTGGATGCGGCCCAGATCGTTGAGGCGTGGTGCGCCCTTGCAGCGGACGACACCAGGCCTGACGCGCGGCCGCAGCAGCCCCGTTTCACCGTCATCGATGGAGGCGATCAATGAGCGTCCTCAAGATGTTCCGGTTCCTGGCCGAAGAGCAGGTCAACCGCGGCCGTGGCTGGCGGCTGATCGATTGCCACGACGAGGCCCGCGCCTGCGCGCGCCGGGCGCGCTACTGGCATCGCTGCTGGATCGAGCAGCGGATTGCCGAGACCGGCTGGCCGGAGCCACCGGCCAATGGTACGCGGCGGGCAGCGGCATGATCGGCATGCGCGCACCGGGCCTGCTCAACGCCGCTGCGACGGCGCGCCTGATCGGCCTGCCGCCCGATGCCTTCTACGCGCGGCGGGCGGAGACGCAGGCCCAGGGCTTCCCGGCGCCGCTCCTGGAATTCCGCGGCGGCAGCGGTCACGCGGTGCGCCGCTACTGGTCGCGCAGCGCGGTCCAGCGCTGGCTCGATGGCTGGCTGGCCATCGATGCCGGCCGGAATGGCGGCGAGGATCAGCTGGACGAGCTGCCCGTGCTCATGCGCACGGCAGCACTCTAGACCACGCCTGAGCTCCAGCAGGGCATGAAACTTGGGGCCGCCGGCGGTTCCTCCCTTACGCTGGCGGCCCCCATTTTTTTACTTGGCACGGGATCATAATGATACCATGAATACTTCCCAGAAGGACAAGCAGCAGCAACGGTACAAGGCGACGTACGCCGAACTGCTGGCGGTGGTGAATGCCAATCGTTTGGGCTTCGAGCTGTCGCTCAAAGCGTGCATTGCGGTGGCCGCCACCATCGTGCAGCAGGAACACGCGGCCGCGCCACTCGGGATCAATGAGCAGCTCCTCGTGGCGACGATGGCGCAATTTCTGGTCAAGTCGGGCGAGGTGCCGATGAGGCTTATATGGGACGCCAAGGCCGACAGTGATGTCAAACCGCGTCATACCAATTAGCCGCGCGATGGATGCGTTGTCCTTCGTGTCCTGGATGAGCCGGCTGGAAATGCGAGTGCGTGATGCCGCCGAAGCGCTCGGACGCTCGGAGGCGACCATCAAGCGCTACCGCGCCGGCACCGTCGCCGTTCCGGCACCGGTAGCGCGGCTCGCCCGGCTGATCGAGCGCCAGCAGCGCTCGTGCCAGGCGACCGACAAAGGAAGCAGGCTATGAAGATTTCCGTTCCCTATCTGGTTTCCCGCACCGGCCGCGATGGCCGCATTCGCTTCTACTGGTCGCCGGCGGCGCGCCTGGTGCGCCAGGGCTCGGCGGTGCGCCGGCTGGCCGACGAGCCGGCAGCGGCGCGCGCGGAAGCCGAGGCTCTCAACCGCGAGCTGGCCGCCTGGCGGGCCGGTGAGCAGCCGCGCGCGGCCGAGGTCGGGACGTTCGAGGCAGTGGTGCGCGCCTGGCAGGCGTCGCGGCTGTGGACCGAGCTCAAGCCGGCGACGCAGCGCTTCTACCGCCAGAACGTCGACGTGCTGATGCAAGTCTTTCACGATCAGCCCCTGCGCGGGATCCGGCGCCGCCACCTCGAAGCAATCTATATCCGCCTGCGCGAGCGGACGCCGGCCAAGGCACGCGCGGTCATGCGCGCCGCCCAGGCGCTGATGCGCTACGCCGTGCACGCCGAGCTGATCAAGGAGGAGGACAACCCGTGTCGCAAGATGCGGCTGACCGACACGGCCGCCAAAGGCCGGGTCTGGTCGGACGCGGCCGTGGCCGCGATCGTCGCCGCGGCCGACGCAGCCGGCCAGCATGGCATCGGCACCGCCGTGCTGCTGAACGCCTGGTGCGGGCAGCGGCAGGCGGACGTCCTGGCCTGGCGCAGGCCGGAGGTCACGGGCGACGGCCGTATCCGCGTGGTTCAGGCCAAGACCGGCGCCATCGTCTCGCTGCCCGTGGGCGTCGTGCCGCGCCTGGTCGAGCGATTGGCGGCCGAGCAGGCGCGGGCGCGGGCCCGTCCGGTGCAGAGCCCATGGCTGGTGACCGATGCCCGCGGGCGGCCGTTCAAGGCCGATCACTTCCGGCACGCTTTCGCGGCCGTGCGCGCCGCAGCGGCCGAGCAGGCGCGCGCCACGACGGCACAGGGCAGCGGCGACGAGGGCCTCGCGGCCGAGATCGAGGCCCTCGACTTCATGCACCTGCGGCACACGGCCGTGGCGCGCCTCGCCGAGGCCGGCTGCGAGCTCGCCGAAATCGCAGCGATCACAGGCCACACGTTGACCAGCTGCGCTCAGATCATTGACCGCTATCTGGTCCGCACCGAGCGCCTGGCCGAGCGCGCCTTCCGCCGCCGTATGGATGCCGAGAGGCCGCGATAGAAGAGCGCAGGTAAGAAGCACAGCGCTTCCAGGATAGGGGGGGGTGCCGGCCGACTGTGCGACATGCAGCGGAAGCCGTTTATGGAAGATGGAACGGGGAAATGAAAGCACTCTCAGTACGCGAACCTTGGGCATCGCTAATCGTATTCGCGGGAAAGGACATCGAGAACAGGACGTGGCCAACTCGCTATCGCGGCCCGTTGCTCATTCACGCCGCGAAAGTATCGACACGGGAGGAGTTCGACGCCGCGGCGGCGGTCGTCAAGAGCATCGGTGCCGATGAACGAATGCTTGATGACTGTCCCTACTTTCGCGGCGGCATCATCGGCAGGGTTGACATCGTCGATTGCGTGCGCGCGCACACATCTCCGTGGTTTGTAGGCCCGTGGGGCTTTGTGTTGCGCAATCCGCAACCCGTGGCATTCTTCCGATGCCGCGGCCAGCTAGGCTTTTTCAATGTGGGGCAGGAACCGCAACCTATCCGATAGTCGCAGCGCTGGAATTGGAACATCTCACGCACTGGAGTTGAACGCGTTCGACTTTTTCGCACTTCGTTCCCACGCGGATCATCCGCTAAGTTATTGAAAACTTGGTGGGCGCACAAGGACTCGAACCTTGGACCCGCTGATTAAGAGTATCCAGAAGCGGTAATGACTTCAGGCCCGCGTTCGACTTTTCACGCATGATTTACTCGCGTTCAGGCGCCTTTGTCGAACGCCCGTCATGGTTGCCTAGACGAGGCCGTGGCCGCTGTCCCGCATCTTGCGGACGTAGGCGTCCATCTTCGCGCGAATGCTCTGCGTCTGATAGTAGCGGCCCCAGCGCTTGGCCTGCTCCTCGTAGTCCTCTGCGTATGGCATCGGGCCGGGGTCGCGGCGGTAATAGTGCACACGGGCGAGGAAGCAGGCCAGGAGCGGGTTTTGCGGCAGCTGGCCTTCGATGCTGCTGACCGGCAGGCACACGGCCGCCAACGCCTCGCTCCAGCGCTTATTCTGAGCGATCCAGCGCAGGTGATCGCGCAACGTGGATCGCTCCATCTGCCACACGCCCAGCGCCGGACCACCGCCGAACTGGACGATCGCCTCACCGCACTCGCTCTCGATCAGCGCGGTGCCGAGCAGGAGGGCGGCGGCGCCGCGCGAGTTCAGAGCGGGGACGTCGGTGCGCGCTGCCATCGAGACCAGGCACGGCCGGATAATCCAGTCGAGGTACTGGCCGCACCGCTCACGCCGGCGGTTCATCACACACCCTCCTGTCCGGTTGGATGCCCGCTGAAGCGACGCGCACATCGCCTCAGCCACGCACCCATCTTGCGCCAGATGCGACTGCCGAGCGCCAGGCCGGCACGAGCAACGAAGCGATCGAGGTCATCGTCCTTGAGGACCGCGAGTACGAAGGCGTGCACGGCATTCGCCTCCTCAATGGTGACGTCGACGACGTCGACAAGCTCGAACAGGTAGTCGTGGAACAGGCTCGCGACGATGTGCGGCCCCTCGCGCGGATCGTGGGCGAGCCGGCTGAAAAACGTCGTCGAGGGCGCAAAGCGGAAGCCGGCCGGGATCCACCACGCGCGCCGCTGGCCGTGCCACACATAGTTGAACGGGATCTGCCGGGTGGTTACGTACGCGTCCGACTGTGCTTTGCAGCGCACTGCGACCAGCAGCTCGTCTGGCCAGAGCGCGACATCGACCACGAGGTCCGAGACCTCGGCTGTTTTGCGGCTGGTTGTTGCCATCATCATGGCACCGCCACCCCGGCCAGCAGGCCGAGCAGCTTGAGCGCACCGGCCGCCTGCTCCGGGGTCATCGACGTCGAGGACCCGGCATGCAGGGAGAGGCGCACGGCTCCGGTGTCAAATTCTCCGCTTGGGCTCTGCAGGTCCTTGGCAAGCGTCCACGTATTGACGGTCATCGTGTCGCCGGCGGCGGTGGTGACAGATGCGGATTGGCTTGCGCAGCCGGCGAGCGTGCCGGCGGCGAGCGCGGCGGCAGCGATCCGCGCCAGCTTCAGCGTGATGAAATCGACGATCAGCCGCAGACTGCCGGCAAGCATGACGGCGGCGAGCGCGGCCAGCGCCTGTCCACCCTCCACGATCAGCGTCTTCATGGCCGTGACCCCCAACCGAAACGCAGCGGCCTGTTAGCGCGCCACCGGCCGACGATCACCATGACGAGGCCGAACGCCTCACCGGCATGGGTCATGTGCTGGACCAGGGCCGCCTGTTCCTCGGCCGTGATCTCACCGAGGCCGAACCACTGTACCAGCGCAGCGACCCCGGTGACCACCGCACCCCAGATCGTCAGCGACCCGCAAAACTGTTTATCGGCACTCATTGGTTCACTCCGTTCTGTTGACCATCGAGCAGCAGCGGATCGGCGCTGGCGTCGGGGATCAATCGGCCGATCACCGGCGCCAGCGCGTCCTTGGGCCGCACCAACACGTCGCGCACCGCCGGCGCAAACAGGTTACTCACCGCCACCAGCACGGCCGCAGCGATCACCCTGACGGCCCACCTCGATATCTCTGCACGCCAGGCGGCCGTCAGCTCCTGCGCGCTCTGCAGCGCATGGACCTTGCTGACGCTCGAGGGATCGTCGACGTTGAGGCCGAACGCGACGTGCATCGCGTATTTGATCCGCTCCATCGACGCGTTCAGCGCGCGGATTTCCGCGAGTACGATGCGCACGTCATGTTGCAGGGCGTCATTGCCCACACGGCGCTCGACCTGAGCATCGCTGCCTTCCATGTCGTGTTGATTCCTACCAGCGGTCGGCGGGACGCGATCCCCGCGGTCGGTGATTTGCTCCACCATTGCTACCTTCCGTACCACCGCAAATTGTAGAGAAGATGCCAGCAGTCGTTCTCCGGGACCAGCGTCGGGTCGAGCGAGTAACCACCCCCCATCGTTCGCATCGCGGGACCGACGAGCCGGAAGCCGCCATAGCTCCGATAGGCCGGATCGCAATCAGCCGAAAGAGCACCATCGCCAGCGGAGGCGGTTGCCGATGATGCCCCCGCCGGTGCCGACTTGCCGCGGTAGAGGCCGCGGCTGCCCACCCAGCCGCCGAGATCCAAGGCCTCCCAACTCTGCTGGCGGACGCCATCGACATACCACTCGATCAGGCCGTCGCGCCGGTTGGTATCGATCTCTCCGTACAGCTCCAACCGCCGCCAGACGCCGGTGGTGAAGCGCTTCAATCCCCGTCGCCACGCCTCCCAGGGCGGGAGCGCGTCCGTGTCCTCATCCTCAGCCGCGGCCGGATCGCCGCTCACACCACCCCCTTGACGCGCCAGTTATGCGCATAATAGGCGCTGGTCGTGCGCGGCACCTTGGCAGGATCGTTCGTCACGCCGCCAATCATGTCGCGGATGAAGATGCCCTGGCCACGCCAGCCACCCTTGTTCCAGGCGTACTGGCCAAGGGAAGTATTCGAGAGATCACCAAAGCCGAAGCTGTACTGCTGGCGATTGGTGTCGGTGTCCGCCATGCCAGACGGCGCCGCGGTCTTGGTCCGGCCCTTGTAGAGGCCGCGATCGCCGACCCAGCCGCCTAAGTCGATGCCGGTGACGGACGCGACAAGCACGTTGTCGTACCACATCTCCAGCACGCCATCGCCGCCGTTGGTGTCGATTTCCGCCAACCACGTCAGCGTAAACCAGCGGTCGCGCGGGACCGGCACCTTGGGCGAGGCGGCGACGCCGGAGATGTTGTAGATGTTCGAAAACGCGTCCATCCGCGGGTAGTAGACGCCGTTGGCGCGCCGTCCCGGAACGTGGGCGTAGATGTCGAACTCAAACGCTCCGGTCGTGTTGCGGTAGGTCCAATTGATGCCGCATTCGGCACCGAGCTGATCCTCCGGCACGCAGACGGCGCCGCGCCACGAGCGCGATGGCACGTTCGGCGCCCAGCCTGGCAGGACGCCCGGCCGCTGGTGGTCGGGGTGGCCGATGACCAGACCGAACATCGTTTTGCCGGAAATCGTCGCACCCGAGCTGTTCAGAAGCTCGAATGCGGTCGGCACGAACACGTCGACCGCGAGGCCGATCTTCCGATAGCGCTGCGGCAGCACCATTGAACGGAAGTTCAGCCATCCGTGCTCCCCGGCACGGTAGATCGACTTGAGGCAGGGTTTCCCGTCGAAGGTGACGAAGGAAAGCCTCCTGTTGTTCTCGTTGGGGTAGCCGTTCGGCGGGTCCTCAGACACCCGTGCGCCGGTATACGCGCCGAAGAATTGGCGGTCATCGGTCGGCGCGTCCGTCTCGCCCAGCCGGTCCTGCCAGGCCAGCGAATAGCCCTTCGCGTCAAGGACTGCGGCGGCGGTCGGCTTCGAGGACGGCACCACCGGCGGGATGATGACGCGGCCCGGCTGCCGGCGCAGCGGCGCACTCTGCAGCGCGGCGAGGAGGTCACTGCCGTAGATGCTGCTCACGCCAGCACCGGGATCGAACCGCGCAGATTGGTCACGTTCGCCGCGCTCGCCGGCACCGGCATCACCACGCCGTAGGTCTGGTCCTTGGCGATGGTGGCCCCATTGGGGAACGCTGCCGCCATCGACAGCACGCCGACCGCACCGTTGGCGGCGAAGTCGATGTTGAGGAGCGTCTCCCAGGTAGAGCCGGTCAGCCGGCGCAGGTTGATCTGGAAGGCGGCGCCGCCGCTCGGCCGGTAGCAATCGGCGCGGCCCAAGGCAAAGAAGTCCGCCGGCACGAACAGCTCGCGGGCCGCGATCTGTTCCAAGATCACGTCTGGTAGCTGTGGCACCGTTTCTCCGTTGAAACCGGCGGCGAAATCGATCGAAGGCGCCACCGCGTTGCGGCCGACGATTGCCCAGCCGGTGCCGTCGTTCTGCAGGTCGATCAGCACGACGCGGCCGGCGCGGGCCACCAGGTCCGGCATCTCGCCGATCACAGGGATGGTGCCCTTCACCACCCGTTGCGGCCGGGTCGCGTGCGTGTTCAGGAGCTGCAAGCGACACGTGGCCACCCGGGACGCGCCATCGGCAAACGTCCCGGCCGGCAGCGCCGTCGTCGGTTGGTTCAGCGTCACCGTCGCATTAAACGTGGCCTTGACCAGGCCAGCACCGACGGCAGGCTGCCAGGCCACCGCCGTCCCGGCCGGGGTCAGGTTGCCGGCATCGATCACGCGCTGCACCACGCGCGGCACCCGCACGCACGCAAGCCCGGTGTCAAAGCCAAAGTCCGCGTGCCGCCCGATCGCCGGGCCCGCGCCGACGATCAGCACATCATCGACCGCGGTTCCCTCCGGCAGGCTGGCCGTGCCGGCCGAGGCCACGGCCTTGGCCGTCGTGCCCGGCGTCGTCACCTCCGTTACGTAGGCCAGCACCTCCTCGTCCGAAATGAGGACCAGCTCGTCGAGACCGATCTTGTTGGCCGGGGCGGCTGCGGCCTGATACGCGTCCAGCTCGGCGCGGGTGCCGATGAAGCTGGGCCGAACGCGGGCGTAATTCGCCATCAGGGCCTCCTTCGTTAAGAGAACACGCGCGCCACCCGGCGCCGGCGCTGCACCGCCGCGGCCAGGAGCTCAATCGCAAAAGCGCCCACGTAATCGGCCGAGCCGGTGGCCGTGCCGGTGTAGCTCTCGGCACCGCTCGGCGTGCTGTCGATCCCAAAGGCGACGCCCATGTCGCCCGTGGGCGTCTCGCGGTAATCCTGCTTGGTGACGCCGCCCGACATCGAGATGTTGGAGATTTTCGAACCGTCGCCAGCGAACAACACCAGGCCTTTGGAGCCCTCCGCTTCGAAGGTCGGCGCGATCGCAAAGCTGGCCGACCAGGCGTCATCCGCCGATTTGGCCGCCGCGCCGGTGACGTTCGCATGCAGGCCGGTGGCGCGCAAAACGTAGGCGACAGCGCTTTTGACGTTGCTGCCGCTGGGGTCGATCACCAGGTTGGCGGTCTTGCTGCCCGGATCGGCGAGCGCACCGGCAACAACCTTGTAGCCGGGGTAGGCCTGGATGTTCAGCGCCTCGGCAATCGGGATGGTCACGCCGTCGTAGGTGAGTGCGATGGTCGGGTTCGTGTGGTTATCTGTCAGCGCAATCGCGACAACTACCATGTCGGCGCCGCCGGTGTGCGCATGGGACCACGACGCCGAGCCGGTGCCGATATAGCCGGTCGAGTAGATGGATGGCGAGCCGGGGAGCTCGAGGGCCATAGCGAGCGCCTAACCGTAGGTGAGGAATGTTCCACGGAGCACCCTGAGGTGCCCAACGAGCGGCGCCAGTTCCGCCGGTGTGTAGACGACGTCGGCTACATCGCCGGCCGCGGTAAAGGCCGGACGCTTGTCCTGCAAATTGAGGACGGTCATCATCGCATTGCGCGCCGTGGCAATGGCCGCAGTATGCGCAGCGGCCGCCGCCGCAATGTCGAGGGTCGGGTTTGCGGTAATGGTGCGCATTTCCGCCACGACCGCCGTTGGGAGGCCGCCGCCGACGCTCGCCTCGCTTTGGAGAACGGACCATTCTCGCTCATAGTTGATGAGCCTATGCGCCCATGCGGTGAGCGCTGTCCGCGTGACGTTGGCGGAAGCCGCGGCGGTCCACTTCGCTAGCTGGCGCCACATGGGCGCAGCTGCGGCCGCCATCTGCGCCACGAAGTCAGGTGCCGATACCGATATGATCATTCTTCATCACTCCTGTTGTTATGCTGCCGGCGCTCGGGTGAAGGTGAGCGCCACCATCGGCCCTGCCCAGGTGGCATCCTGCGAGGTCGGCCACCGGAGCCGGAACCGGGTGCCGGCCGCGAGGGTGGTAACACCCGTGAAGTCGCCAGATGCCGCGGCCGCGACCGATCCGGTCGAGACCTCGATCGTGCCCGCGTCCGTGGGGGTGCCGGCCAGCCGCGTCCCCGCGGCCTTTGTCTGCAGCTCGCACGCGGCTGTTGCCGTTGGATGCGCCTCGCTCATGCTGTCGATTGCGCCCGAGAGCCCGGCCGGCAGCGTCCAATCTTCGGCCGCCGGCACGGTGACCCACTCGGAGACCTCGGCCGCCAGCGGCTTCTCCGCGTTCGGGATGGCAAACACGACCGTGGCCTTGCCGAGCAGCGCCGGCAGAGCGGCCAGCGCATGCGTGTGCGACAGTGGCGCGTAAGCCGCGGCATGATCATGATCCCCGTCAATGGTGATCGTGTCGCCGGATTGGGAGACCTCGATACCATTGGCGCCGGTGAGCGTGATTGTGTCGGGTGCATCGGTGGCGGTCCAAGTCCCGTCATCGGTAATGATGGTGCCGACCGCTGTCGTTGCCCCAGCGCCGGCAATACTGATCGTCGCCGTCTGGCCGGTCACGGAGATCCCGACACCAGCGCCGGTGAACTTCAGCACCCGTAAGTTTTCGCCTTGGGACACGTCGGCGCCGTCGAGAAGTTCATAGCCGACATTGATCGGCGGCTCGGCGGCAGGATCCGCCAGCGTGTCCCCCGATCCGGCCACGACACCACCCACCACCGGCTGGACGAAGAATGCCGGCTCGGCGGCGCCGCTGGCCGCGACCGGTGCCCAGGCTCCGCTCACATAGCGCCGATCCGCTAGTTCGGCGGCAACGTAGGCGCGCATGCCCTCCTTGGGCGCAACGCCGCTCCAGGCTGCGCCATCGTAGGTCGCGATCCAGCCGTCGCCGAAGGCGGACCAGGCGCCAGTGGGCGTGCCGTCGATGATGTGCCTGTCACCAGCGCTCGGGCTCGCCGGCGGCGCTGTGCGCGTCGCGTCGACAACACTGTCCTGCCAGTCGCCGGCCGGCGACACCTGCGCCACCAGTGTGGACAGCGGCATGGAATAGAGCTTGCCGGCGCGCTCGACCACGATCACGCCGTTCGCGTCGTACGCCGTGCTCGTCAGTCCCAAAAAGCTTGCGAGGCGGTTGAGATTGATTTCATGGATGGCCATTGGTCTACGCCTTCGCCGCCAGAATCGTGACCATCACGGCCGGCTGGTCCTCCAGGTTGGACGAGCCTGTCGTGCGCGTCTCGAAGATGCAGTGATCGACCGCCAGCGTGGTGATCATCGCCGCTCGCGCGCCCACGGCGTTCTGAATCTGGATCTGCACCTGATAGTCATGGGCCGAGGCGAACGACGCCGGGAAGTCCACCCGGTATACGCCAAGGCTTGTGCGCGCGATCGCCCAGCCGCTCGTTGCCTGCGCCTGGGTGAGGCTGACGATCTTGAGGGTGGCGAGCACCGCGGTTGCGATCAACGGCAGCTGGCCGCTTTTGACGTAGCCGGTGCCGGTCCGGTTCGTCACATCCGCGTCTGCGGCCGCCGCCGGCAGTGTCACCTCACCCAGCGTGTTTTCCGCCGTCGTGCCGAGCACATTGCCGACGGCCGGATAGGCCAACTCCGCGAGCTTGCCGGCAGCGTCCCGGTACAACAGCCGATGCGCGGTGCCGGCCGCGACCTTGGCGCCGGAAAGCCCAATCGCATTGTCCGCCAGCTGCGCAGCGCCGACCGAGCCGGCCGCGATGGACAGTTCGGTCAGAGATGCAAACCGCTTTAGCCACCACAGCCGATCGCCCGCGACAACCTCGCCGGCGCCAGGCGTCGATCCTGCGGCCAGCACCGTGGCATTGAGCACGATGCCTTTGCCGTCAACCGATAGCGTGTAGTCCTCATCGGGCACCAGGAACGCGCCGCCCAGGTAGATTTCGAAATTGCCGGCCGTCGCTACCGCGTCGTCGGTCGGCCCCAACAAGGCGTACTCGGTCACGGCCTCGGACAGCGTGACCGTGTCGTACTGGATGGCGCTGACGAAATTGCCGGTCGCGGCAAGCGCCTGGGCCGCGGCGGCCAGCGCCTGGGCGGCGGCGGTGTTGCTGGCGGCGGCCAGTGCCTCCGTGGCCGACACGCGTGCCTCGTAGGTGTCGGGGTCCGCCTGCGACAGGCCCAGCGCGCCCGAAGCCAGCAGCAGCAAGGCGCGCTGCCCGGTTGCCACCGGCGATGGCAGTTGCGGCGCTGCGCTGGCCGCCGACGACGGCGGCAGCAGCATCGCGCGGGCGAGCGCTGCCGCCTGTTCGTCGATCAGGTGGTAGATGTTCTGCAATTCACGATTGAGATCGCCAGCGGAAAAGGCCCCACTCTCGGAGAACTGCGTTTCGCGCTCGACTTGCGTGCGGCGGTTCAGCGTGACCCGCGTGCCGGAGGCTGGGGCGGCCCCGAACGTGACCGTGACCCGGCTGCCGAGACCGGTCAGCGTGAAGCCGTCCGTCATCAGCACGTCGCCGAGATAGACCTCGAGGTCGGCGGCCGAGAACACATCGAACTGCGTTTCGAACGCGGCCTGCAGGCCGCTCGCGATGTACTGGGTCGTTGGCCGTGCCATCTCAGGGCACCTCCCCTAAAGGCGCGGTCCGTTGCGCGTGATGACGTTCGGCGATCTCCCGGCGCAGCTCCGGGCTTTCGTCGAGGATCTGCCGCCGCGCCTTGTTCCGGTAGTCGTGAATCAAGTTCTGCCAGAACTCCGCCCGCCGGTCGGCCGGGCGCGCGCGGTAAACCTCGGCCAGGTCGTGCTTGCCGGCGACGATCTTGTTCGCCAAGTCAAACAGGCCAAGCCCCCACACGGGGTGCTTCAGTTTGTTGCCGGCGAGCGCGACATAGCGCTCGTAGAGGTGCGGATCGAAGCTGCGCAGATTGATCTCAACGCTGTCGCTCCAGCCGGCGGGGAAGCGCACCTTCCGCGGCGGCTTGCTCGGGAAGTAACCCAGCGTGCGCAGCTCGCGGTCGATCGGCGCTGCATTCTCGCGGGAGGCATAGGCCGGTGAAAGGATGTCGTAAGCCACGCCGAGGCCAGACTGGAGCGAGACTTCGCGGCCCCACAGGTCGCGCTGCTTGGGCAGGCTCTCCGATGCCCACGGCGTGCGGCGCACGAACGCGTCCGTCAGGTCCGCCGCATCGCGCAGCACGGGGTCGACGGCGCGTGTTACCTCGCCGACGCCGGCCGGGATGGCAGATCCAAGTAGGCCCTTGACCTCGCCTTCAGCCGCTTCGCCGCCATAGATTGCGCCGCGCATCAGCCCGGAAAGGCCAGAAAGGTAGGTCTTGCTGGTCGCGTTGTAGGCGAATGCGAACACGGCGGCCGTGATGGCGCGCGACGCATCCTCGTCGTAATCCTCATCGAAGTCGCCGCTGAACGCCGCCGCGAGATCGCCTGCGATGCCGAGTGTGGTGCCCAGCGGATCGAGGCGGGAGAACTGCACCCACGTGTTCCCAAGCTTGACCGCGTACTCCTTTTTGCCGACGCGGGAAAACATCTCCCGCTCACCCGGTGATGACGGCGCGCGGCCGGTGATCTGGCCGCCCTGCGCTAAGTCCAGGGCCACCATCATGATGGCGGTGCCGGTCGCCATCCGGCTGAGCGCCAAATCGCGGCGCGCGCCGCCGGCGGCGATGTCGGCGCGCCATTGGCGGACCACAGGCGCCGCTGGCGAGCGCTCAGCCGAAAACCGGAACAGGTTCACAGGCGTCCGCACGAACGGCACGATCAGCCGCAGCGCGGGGTGGTCAGAGACCAGCCGCATCACCCCCTGACCAAAGCGGCCGGGCGTGTTGGTGAACGTGTTCACCAGCGCCGCCTCGGTCGCATCGAGGCGGATCTGCTCCGGCGGATCAGCGACGAGCTCGGCCATGCGGGCTTTGATCCGCTCCGACGGGATCGCGCCGGCATGCACCTCGCGCGTGGCCTGCCGCAGCGCCTGCGCATGCAGCTCCATCCGGTAGTTCGCCGACTTGAAGATGAAATCTTCCGCCTCAAGCGCCGCTCCCGGCAGCTTCGCGGCTCCAGCGAGGAAGTCGATCACGCGGCCTGGCATACTTTCGGCAGCCACACCCCAGGCTTCGGCTGACAGCGGATCGACGGCGCCCTTCTTCGCCGCGTGGTCCATCTTAGATGGCCCTGGCGCCTGCACCTCACCCTTCAGGTAGCGCCAGAAGGAGCTGTCGCCGGAGAGCCGGAACAGGTCCTTGAAGCCTTCCAGCATGCCGTGATACTGCGCCACCGCTTCGCCGGCGGCGACACCATCGGTGCTGTCAAGAGCCCGGGAAATGCTTTCGCCGATGCGGCGCTCGACCTGGGCCAACGCAAACACCGAGGTGTTCGAGAGCATGTTGGCAACGTGCGTCTTCGGCCCGCTCAAAAGGCCGTTGATCCACACCGACAGCGCCGCATCCCGGCTGCGGGCCAGCCAGCCCTGCCGAGCGACGGTGTCGATCGCGCGCGCATACTCGCCTTCCCGGCCGCGGAAGGCGGCGATCGCGCGGGCGAGCTGGTCGTGCGTATCGGCACCGCCGCCTTCGGCCAGCGCGCTTTCGATCGCACGCAGCCGCTCGCGGGTCGCACCGGCCGGCATCCGCCATTGGTTCAGCGCGCGCGCGGTCTCTGTGCGCGCCGCAATCACTTCGGATTGAATCGCGTGATGAATGGCGAGCAACCGCCGGAATGCGAAGCGGTTGCCGTCCGTCGGGCTTTTCGCCGTCTGCTCTGCCGCTTCGGTCAGCTTCTCGGCGGATGAGATCCACAGCTCGCGCATGGCCAGCTGGCGCTCTGCGGTTGGGATCGCCTCGCCGCGCTGCGCCCGCTGGTCCATCAGGTCCGCCCAGGCGTCCCGCTTGCCGGCGGCCTGGCGGGTGTCGTCCCAGCTGCGCACGCCGCGGCGGGCGTCGTCGAGCGCGCCGGTGCGCACATCCGCGATCTGCTGGATCGCGTCCTGCACGTCCTCCGGCGCGTTGATGCGCAGGTGGTTGATGAAGACTTGCTCGCCGGTGTCGTCAGGCGCAGGAACCGGCCGCGGCCGGGGGGTTGGCGGCACCAGGCCTTCGGCGCGGACGATGTCCTCGCCGTACTTGGCGTCAACATCGATCGGGCGCTGTTCGGCGCGGATCACTTGCTCGCGCGTTGGCGTCCGGCGCAACTGCACGAGCGGCGCATCGGGATCGTAGCCGAGCGCCGCCCAGTCCAAATCAACCTGCTCACCGAGCTTCTGTTCGAGCGCGGTCGGCTCCGGCTTGGCGGGGGTTTTGTTCGCGGCCTCGCGCGCCGCGGCGCGCGCCTTGACGGCGCCGCGCATCATTTTGAGCGCCGCAACCATGCCATCGGTGGCACCGCCCAGGGCGAGGCCTTCCAGCGTCCGCTTCAATCGGTTGGCGGCCGCATCGTCGTCCGGGTTGGTCGCCAAGAACTGAGTGACCGGGTTAGCCAGCTCCGGCTGGCTCTCGATCAGATTGGCAAGCCCAGGCTCGGCTGCATCGAAGAACGCATAGTCCGATGCCGCGCCTTGCGTCATCGCCTTGCCGGTGCGCGCGGTGCGGCTGGCCGCGGCCCACGGCTTCAGCATCCGGCCGGCGGCCACGAAGCCGGTCAGGAACTGCGAGACGGCTGTCACCATCTTGCCGGTCTGCGTCTCCGGCGGTGGGATCAGTTCGGCCACGGCGTCGAGATCGGCTTCGCTGGGGCCGAAGTTGCCGAGCACGGCATCCATCCGCGGCGGCAGATCGACTTCGCCGAGCGCCTCACGACCCGCCTTGACAGCCTCGGTCAAGCCGCCCAGCACACCACGGGCGACGGCACGCGGTGCCTGCACTGTGAGCCCGCGGGCCACATCGCCCGCGATCGCCAGCGCCCCGCTTTGACCTGGTCCGGCCGGCGGCGGCTCCGGCGGCGGCATGTCACCCGGGCGCGGCGCATCCGCCGGCCTCGCTTCCGTCGGCGCGGCTTCCCCGGCGCGCTCGCGCAGCATCTGCAGCAGCCGGGCCTTTTCGCGCTCCGCCGCGCGCGCGGCGATGTCGGGCTCGATGGTGGGGATGGTGGGCATGGTGGGGATGTTTTGGCCGTCCGGCATCAGGGTGCGACCTCCTGCATCCGGCGGCGATTTTCCAGCTCCTCGATGATCCGCGTCTGCTCAGCCGCCTGCTCGGCCGTGATCCGGCCGGCCTTGAACGCCTCATTGGTGGCCTTGTAGGTGGCGGCGATATCGGGCTCGGTGCGGGTGCCGACCAGGTAAGCCGGCGTCCGCTGCAGGAGCGCGGGCGCAGACACGAACCGGTACTGCCGGGCGATGTACTCAAACTGGCGCTTAGCCGGCTCACGCGGGATCCGCTCACCCTTCTCGCGCCGCTCGGTCACCCATGTGTTCCACTCGTCCTTGGCGAGCGCGTAGCGCTCGGCCTGGCCCTCCTTGGGCTGCAGCTCGGAGCCAAGCACCATACTCTTGATGAACTCGGCGCCTTCCTTGACGATGGCGTCGTCAGCGAGCTCGGCGTCACGCTGAACCTTGTCGTAGGCTTCGCGGGTCAGGCGGCGTTCGGCATAGGCGCGGCGCGCCTCGGCGCCCACGTCCTGGCCGGTCGCCGCGCGCGCACGGAGATCGGCATAGATCTCGGGGTCGGTTGCCGCCTCGCCGGGGTCGGTCGCGGCCTTCACGAACAGGCGATAGTCCGTGTCATCGAAGCGGCCGCGGTTGGCCCGCAACCATTCGAGCGACAGCGTGCCGGCCGCTTGCCGATCGACCGCCTCCTTCGCCACGTTGCGGGCCAGCGCCCGCTCGTTGCGCTCCGCACGCCGTTCGTTGCGCTCGGCATCGGCGCGCAGGCCATCGAGCGTGCGGTCGAGTTCGGCAAACAGCTTGTCTGCCGCCTCCGGCGTCAGGTCCGGATCCCGCCGCACACTGCCGGCGTAGACAAGCCCTGCACCCAGGCCGCCGGTCTCGACCGCGCGGTAGAATTCCCCGCGGTGGACCTCGGCCGCGATCGATTGCCCGAGGGCGCGCTTGGACCCTGCCACCTCCTGCGCCGTGGCGCGGCCGGTGGCGAGCAGGCCGGTGAGCGCGGCGTCGTGGCGGGCCTGGTACTCGGTCGCTTCGGCGGCCTTGCCCAGGCGCGCGGCCCGCTTTGCCTCATCGGCAAACAGGCCGATGGCCTCACGGTCGGTCGCTTCCTCGGCTTCCAGACGGCGCGCCGTCAGCCGATCGGAAATCTTTGCCCGCTCGCGGCCGGCGAACAGGGCGAGCTCGCCATGCGCGGCCGTGCGGATGTCGGCTGGCAGCGCCGACAGCTCCGCTTGCTGCCGATCCACGGCACGGTCGAACGCGCGCAGGTCATCGCCGGCATCGGCGCCGGCCTGGGTGACCTGCAGCGCCATCCGGCTTGAGAGCGCCTGGGCGTAGCCAGCACGCGCGGCGGAGGAGAACGCCCGGCCGTGGATCGAGCCGCCATCGGCCTCGGGCAGGGCTGCCCCTTCGAGGGCGGCCATGCGGCCGGCAGCCAGGCCCGAGAGCTGTCCCTCAAACGCCGCCGCATCGGCCGCTTCATCGACCAGCTGGCCCGTGACCTGGCGGGAGATGTCGGCGATGCCCCGAAAGATCACCGTCCCCAGCGTGTCGCCGGGCTGCAGCGCCGGCAGGGACCGGCGCCGGCGCTGATCGCCGGACTGCCAGTGCAGGGTCGTCGAGGGGGTGGCTATCGCGTTGCGACGCATGTCACTGATACCGCCCGAAAACGCCGGTTTGCGCACCGGGCTGGGCGCCTGTCGGCGAGGACGGCTTACGCAGCGCGCGATAGGTCATGGCGGCGGATGTCGCCTCGCTCGCGAATTGCAGCCCGGCAGCGATGGGAATGAGACCGCGCTGGAACCCCTCCTGCTGCCGGCGGCCCCGCAAAACTGCCTGCTCGATGCCAGTCAAGCGCTCGTCTGCTGCCTGCTCGGCCGATGCCGAGGCCACCGTCTCGGCGGCGAGCGCCGCGGCCGAACCGGATGCCGACGGAATGCCGAGCGCGCCGAAGTGCGCGCGCTGCTGGCCCAGGATCTGGCGCAGGCGCTGCTGGCGGCGGCGCTCGGTCTCGTCCGCTTCCGCCTGCAGCGCATCCTCTTGCGCCTTGACCTCCGCCTCGCGGGCGTTGGCCTGCTCGTGGGCGGAATAAGCGCTGAAGGCCGTCGAGGCCGCCGCCGTGATCAGCATTGCAATGAGGATCGCCGCTGCCGGCATGAGCGCGCCTTACGCTGAAAGCGCACGCCCCGCCTGCGGTACCAAGCCACAGGCGGGGGGCTGGTGTGTCACGGTGTGCCGGCCGCGCACCGGCCGCTCAGGCGACGGCGACGTAGCCGACGGTCACGGCCGAGCCGGTGTTGGCCGTCACGACCAGAGCAGCAGCGCCGGGGGTGCCGTCGAGATCGAGGCTGGCCAGGATAAATGACCCCACGGGCAGCCACGCTGCGGCGGCATCCCAGTAGTTCGCGGCCACCAGGTTCGCCTTGGTGTCGTTGGTCGCGTACTGAAAGATCGGGATCGAGCCGGTGCCGGCCGTCGGCTTCGGGACACCACCATCGAGGGTGGTCAGGTTCTTCAGGGTGAAAGCCATTCTCTATCGCTCCACTCGTGTGCGGACGCAACGGCCGGGGGCGTCCCGGCCGCGCGTCAGGTCGATCAGGTCGGGATGGCGATATCGGCGTCGGTCTTGAACTGGACGACGCCGGTGTTGTCGATGATCTTGGCGCCAAGGCTCATCATCGAGTTGACCAGGTGCGCGACCTTTTGCGGCACGTAGTTGATCTCGGTCTTGACGTCCTGGCCGAACGCGCAACCGAGCGCGTCGCGGTGCCACATGTAGTTGAGTTTGTGACCGGAGCCGTTGGTCGTCAGGTCCGGATGCCACATCCACAAAACGCCCATCCAGGAGCGGTTGTCGAAAGCGCCGTTCTTGTAGGGCAGGTTGTCGACTCCGATCTTGTCGGCATCGACGAATTCGTCGAGCGTCATCAGCGATGACCACTCGCGGTTGCCGACGCAGGCCACGACATCCGGCACCATGCCGCGGTAACCGGTGGCGCGCAGCCCCTCGGTCGCCTGGAGCGCCATATTGCGGGTGAGCGCGGTCGTGCCGTCGCCGACCACGTTCGCGCCGCTGTAGGTGCCGGCATCGAGTGCGGCGATGATGAGCGCGTCCGTCCTGCGGCCTAGCGCGGCGGCGCAGGTCCGCGCGCACACGGTTTGCTCATCGTGGTTCAGCTTGAGCTCGTCGAGCTTGTCGACGAACTCCGGCGCATACCAGTCTTCGAGCGTGACCTCCACCGGCGTGCGGTCGGCGTTCATCGGCTGCACGTCGCCGTGCCGGTTCTTCTTGGTGGCAACGCCCTTGCCTGCGACCTGGAAGGTGGTCTTGTAGCCGCGCACATTGGACTTGCGGCGGCAGAAGTTCATGAGCTGGGAACCCATCTGCTGAAACTGCAGATGCACCTCACGCTCGAATTCGATAACGAAACTGTCGGAAACTTCGGTGGTCATCTCAGCCCCTCAATCAAACGGTTGCGTTCGATCGAAGCCGAGAGTTCCGGGGTTTCCGGGTCGAGCTTCTAACCGGCTGACGCGCCGGCTAGGCGGGGCGCTGCAATGGCGGGTCCGCGCCCCGGGAGAATTCCGCTATCCACAATCTAATCCACAACTGGCGCGAAAAAGCAAGCTTATTTTGTGGGCGACCCGCTTTTGTTCGCTAATTCCAGCAGCACGTCGGCATGGCAGGGGCGGTCGAGCGGACACCAGCAGGCGAGATCACGGCCGCGGAGCGTGTGCAGCTCGGCCAGGATACGCGCGCGGCGCTTCTGCATGTGGGGGCCCGTGACCACGTCGCCGGCCAGCCACTGCCGAAACCATTCGACAGCGTACTCTGCTGGCGCGACCGCCATGTTCCCCCACAGGGTCGGGCGGCCGACGTAGACGGCACCGGGCGGCATCCGCCAGCCTTTCGAGCGCCGGCGCTGAATGCGGATCGGCATCAAAGGCCTCAGTTCGTCGGGGAAACGATGCTCTTGATATCGTCGAACAGCGCGTCGGCGACGGCAAGAGCCGTCTCTCGTCCCGCCGTATCTCTGATGTGCTTGAACAGGCCTACAGTCACGCTGCGCAGGACCGACAAGGCGTCATCGATGCTGGGCACAGCGCACGCGATCTGTTCTGTTATGTGCATAGCGACCACATCTGTCATCTCAGTCGAATGATCTTTGGCCATATCGATGTCCGTCATGTCTGCACCATCAGTTCCTGTTCGACTTTCAAGAGCGCGAACGGCAGCGGCGCATCCTGGCTGATCCGCCACAGCCCGACTTCGGTCCCGCGCCGCCAACCGAGACCGCGCACGAGGATCTCACCTGTCGTTTCGGGCGGCGCATCGCCGAAGCGATCGCGGCCGAACCGGCGCAAAGGCACCGTGCGGGTGCGAGAGCCGATCGTCACCGTCACCGAGCGGGTGTTATGAACGAAAAACCGGGCGGCAACCAGGCGCACCCGGGTGCCAACGACGCCCTCCGGCAGCTGGATCAGCGCCGGCGGCAAGGGTTCGATTTCGTGGCTGAAGCCGAGCCCGGCGGCGACGGCCGCGGCCGTTGCGGGCAGCACGATGGCGCCGGCGGTAACCTGGGCTGAGCCCGAATCCGCGCCATCCGCTTGCACGCGCACGGCCGTGCCGTCAGCCAGGTGAGCGAAGCCAGACCAGTCGGTTGTTGGCACGTCGACCGTGCCGCTTAAGCCGGCATCGACGTGCAGCGCTTCATCGTAGCGCTCAAGGAACACCTGGCCCTGGCGCTCGACCGCCACGTAAGTTTCATCGCCGACCTGGGCCACGGCGCGGAACGATCCTTCCGTCGTGTGCAGGGACCAGCCGGCCACCTCTTCCAGGCGATAGATCGCGAGCAGGGCAATCGTGCCGTCGTTGTTGACGATGTAGAGCCAGCGGTTGTCGTCATCGTAGGCCATCGCGCGGACCGGCGCGGAAAACAGGTGCTGCGACAGGTAGCCCAGCTCCGGCGCCTGGTAGCCCTGCTCCAGCTCATCCCAGGCGAATTGCAACGGCCGTGGCGCCTGGCGGCCCATGAAGACCGAAATCCCATCGACCAGCGCCGGCGGCACGGTGCGGTCGATCCGCGTGCCGTGGCGGGTCTGTGGACGGAGCTGCACATTCGCCGGCGTAATGGGATCGCCCTCGAGGATCCACTCGGCGCCGGACGTGTACACCTGTAAATGCCGGCCGGGCACGACCGCGCGCACGGCGTTGACCTGGTCAGAGAGCACCGGAAGCTCGATCGCGCTATCGTCGTCGGCCTGGCCCAGGTCGAAGTTGAACAGGTCAGCGGACTTCGACATCCAGAGCCGGTTCGGCAGATCGCGCGAACCGCCGATCACGGTGCGGTCCTGATGGAAGCACACCGTGCCTGGCCAGCCGCGCACGAGCGAGAATGCTTCCTCTGAAAAGTCAGCCGTCTCGTTCGTGTCGGCGAGCGCCTCGATCACCGTTGCCGTCGCGGTCGACGCCGGCGCCGACGTCACCGACGCGATTTCAACCTCCTTGTCGCCAATGCGGAAGCGCACGCCGACGTGACCATCCTGGAACAGCTTGAGCGCAGCACCCGCCTTGGCCTCACGCGCGGTCAGTGTCACCGTGCCGGTGGTCGCCGAGGCCTGCAGCGTGGCCTTGTCGGCGGCGAACTTGTGATGCGGCGAGAACCTGCGACCCGTTGCTTCGTCCTCGACATACTCCCAGGCGGTAATCGTCCATTCGGTGTGACCAGTGCGGGTGATCCGCTGCGGCGGATGGTCCGGATGCACGACGAGCAGCGTATCCGCCGATTGGGTCCAATAGACCTGCGGCAGGTCCGCCGCCGCCCACGGCACCGTGGCCGCGGCAGGTGCTTCCCAGAACACGACCTCGGCAAGCGCCATTTCGTGGCCGGTGCCGGCAGGGCTTTCCTTGACCACCACCCATACGTAGGCCCACGCGGTCGAGCTGTCGTTGGCCTCGATCACCTGCGGGCCAATCGTCGTGTCGGCAACGGTAGTAGCACCCAGGAGCGTGCCGCCGGTGACGAGGTCCGCCGGCAGAGCGGCAGCCGCGCGCAGCTCGATCGTGACATCGCCGGGATAGTTGTCGATGTATCCACGGTCGTTCGCCGGCCACGTCTGCACCCGGCGAATCCGCTTCGGAGCGCCCGAATAGTCCTTGCCGACGGTGAGGGCGCCGCTGCCGAAATCGGCCGCGCAGGCGGTATGCGCCGCGTTGGTCGTGCCGTCGAAGGCGGCAGCGAGGCCACCGCGGGCGGTGCCGTTGCCGATGTTCGCGCCGGTACCGCCGGCAATCGCTGTCGCCGTCTGGCCGGCATCGGCCAGCGAGATTGCCTGATCGACGCCATCGCGATAGACCGTGACGGCCTGATCGGTCAGCACGACCAGATAGGTCTGCTCGGTGTTGAACTCGAACGGAATCAGCCTGACCTCGGCCGGGGACGCCAGCAGCGTATCGATGTAGCGCAGGCCCGGCCGGCGCATGAGCCCGCCATAGGGCCTGATGTTGACGTTGCGGGCTTTCGCCAGGCCGTTGGCGTAGGCGCGCAGGTCGGCGCGGCTCACCAGGCGGGGGTCGAGCTCGCCGCCGGCAAAGGTGAGTGTGGTGACACGGGTTTGCGGCATCTCACCTCGCATCCGTCAGCGGGAAGCGCTTGATGGCGCGCGTGTCCTTGCCCTGGTCATCGGCCTGCTTGGCGCGGACAAACTTCACCTCCGCATGCCGGGTGAGCACCTCGGCGCGCTCCGTGTTCTCGGTCAGCGGAATCGCGAAGTTGGCCGCGAGCTGGGCTACCAGCGCGTCCTGGAAATAGCCAGGCCAGTCGTCCTCGCTGGCGCGGCGGACGTAGGTGATCTCGACGATCGCCTCATCGGTGAGCAGTTGCGCGCCTCGGACCTCGAACGGCACGCCCTGAGACGTCGCATCGGTGCCGACCGCCTGCAGGCGCAGAAAGTCCGCCGGCAGGGCGTAGGCGTAATCCCAGCCGGCGGCATCGCTGGGGGCAGCCAGCTCCGCCAGTTCGGCGCGGCGCAGCGCAAACGACCAGTAATGCGACGACAACAGCGCCTCGGCCGTCATCGGGTACCACAGGCTTGCGACTTCCGCCTCGACGGTGCCAGAATCGAACGAGGTGATCGGGTCGGCGCCGACGGCGGTCAGCGCCAGCGAGCACAGCTCAAGCGGCGTGCGGCGGGGCATTAACCGCGCTCCGCCCGGCGCAGTTCGGCGAGGCGATCGGAAACGTCACGCGCCCGCTGGCGTGCATCCGGATCACCGCGCCTATAGGCTTCCGAGCCGATGATCTTGTCCAGCTCGGCCACGGTAACAGCCTGCTTGTCAACCGGACCGGCCGGTCCGGCGGCGTATGGGCCAACCAGCCGCGTGAGCTCACCTTTCAGCGCCTTTTCGAGCAGGTCGGCGCCGTCGGCCGTAAACGTCCACGCTTTGAGCGTCTCGCTCAGCTGTTTGGCGCGCCCCGCATCACTAGGCGAGAGCCTCGCCGCCAGGCCGTCGATGCGGGTGTGCATCTGATCGAGCCTCTCACGCACGCGGGTAGCGGCGCGGGTCGGGTCTGGCTCACCGGTGCGCTTCACCATTTCCTGGAATTCGGCCGCGGCTGCGGCCTCGAAATGCTCGTTGTACGCGCTCACGGCGGCGTCGAACACGTTCTGCGGCGCGCCGACGTCCTTGAAGTGCTTGGTGACGGCGGCCACGAGGGGGTGCGCGGCCGGGTCGGCAACGCCTGCCAGGACAGTGCCTTCACTGATATTGAGCGCGTACTTTTCCGGCGCCGTCATTTGCTTCGCCGCCAGCGTCTTGTTCTCGCGCGCGACATCGGCCAGCTTGGCCCTGGTATCCTTGGCGCTCTTGATCAGACTATCGACACGGACGCCTTTGCGTTCCGCGTCCCAATACGGCTCCGGGATGTCAACCGGGCGGTCGTTTTTGTCAGCCCAATCGGTGCGACTGTAAAGCCAGCCGTCATCGGCGGCCGGCTTGGCAGTGACGCCATCGGCGGGCGTTTCGGTTTCTGTCTCCATCTCATTCTCCCAATTTGGTCTTGCCGGTCAGCGTCGGCAGGATGCCGGTCAGGGCGCCTGCGCCCCCCACGCCAGCGGCGGTGGTCGCGATCAGGCCGGCGCGGCCGCGGCGCTGGCGTGCGAGCAGTTCAAGCCGCGCCTTGGCTTCCTCCACGGTCGGATCGGTCTTGGGCTCAGCCGGCTTCGGCTGCTTCGGGCTGTCCATAGCTCTGTTCCTCGTTGCTAACGACGTGCTCGATCCACTTCACCAGCTCGCGCTGGCCCTCCAGGTGGCGCAGCACCGCATCCGGGGCGGTAGCAGGCGACACTTTCTCGATGGTGCGCTGGCGGAGGTAGTTGAGCGCGACCGCACCGCTTGGCCCGGAGAAGATTACGCGCAGGGCTTGGTGGCCGTCGGCGAGCGCGATCATTTCCCACCTCCGCGCGGCGGCTGGCCGCCGAGCGCGCGCAGCGCCGGCGCTGCACGGCCGGCCGCTTCCGCTGTTCGTTCCACGGCCTCAGCCTGCGCCTGGGCCTGCAGGCTCTCTGCGATGTCATCCGGCTGGCGGATGAACCGGTCCGGCACGCCTAAGCGCCGTATTACGTCCGCCTGCCAAGCCGGCAGATCGATCACGGCGGAGACCGTGCCGGGCGAGACGGCGGCGGCGAGCGAGATCGCCTGCGCTTCGTCGTTGATCTGCGCCATTTCCTGCATCTTCATCCACGGGCTGACTGGCACCACATGGATGTCGCGGCCGATCCTGGCGTCGATCCCGCCGAAGACCTCGCCGCGGCGCGCCAGGATATCGAGGCAGCGGCGGAACAGCGGCACTACCAGCTCGCGCCACAGCACCAGCAGGCCAGGCACCCGCAACAGCTCGACTTCGAGCGCCTCGCGGTCGATTGCGTTCGTCGTGACATGGCTCTTGGCCAGGTTCGGCATCTCGCGGCGCATGATCGCGTAGCGGATGCGGGCACGCAGCTCGGAGATGACGAGCTGGGAGACGTCGAAATTCCCCGGCATTCTCAACGGCTGCAGCCCGGCCGAGCCCACGGCCTTGGGGATGATTGTGCCGGGCACCAGGCGCACCGTCGACGGGTTGATGACGCCGTCGTCGTCGGCCTGCCAGATCCCAACGACGGCGATTGACGCGTTCTTGAGCAGCAGCTCAACCGCCTTGTCGAGCGTGCGGATGTCCGGCAGCACCGCGAGCACCGGGCCGCGGCTCAGCACCTCGCCCGGCGTGCGGCCGTAGCCGCCGTAGATCCAGGGCGAGGTGTTCTGTTCCTGCTCGAACAGGAGGTGCCCCTCATCGTCCGGCCACAAGACCACATAGCGGAACGAGCCCTTCTCGCGCTGCCAGACGGCTCCCTCGATGATTTCTACTGCCTCATCGGCGCCGGCACGCCTCCGTTCGGCAAGGCGCGGCGGGATGTCGATGTTCGGCCATTGCTCCTCGATGAGAGAAACCGGCAGCCGGCGGATGCGCCAGATCGTCTGCCGCGCGGGGTCGAGCGCCTGCTCAGGGTAGATCTCGGCCAGCGGCACCGAGGCAATCTCGAACGCGGAGACAGCCCCTTCGGTGGCCTCCGCCACTTGCAGGCAGCCAGCGGTAATCTGCGCCTGGTGATAGGCCGCCCCGACTACGGCCTGGAAATCGGATGCGTTCAGGTGCTGAAAGAACTTATCCGCCGCTTCGTCGAGCAGGTCCGTCAATTCCTGCGTCTCACTGTCCGGCGCAGCGCGCACCTCCAAAAACCGCGTGTTCGGCGGTGTCAGGATCATGCGGACCTGGTCCGCCGCGTCCTTCGCCGCCTGGTAGGCCGTCGAATCGTAGACCTGCCGGTCCGGCCGCTGCTGACCTGGGCTGGTGTTGAGCTGCTGGAAGCCGCTATCGAGCTCCGGGCCGGCATAGCGGAATGCGTCGCTCAAAATCGAATTCCACGGAGCGCGGCGATCCCGCGCGCGGTGCGCCCGCTTGATCAGCTGCTTCGCGTCGTCAGTCCGCATCTGAAATCCTCCGGTAGAGCTGCCATGGCGTCCAGATGAACCACCCGCGGATACCGAGCAGCCGCTTGACCTGCTCCACGCAGGTGCAAGGGAACCACGGATAGGGGCGCTCCGGCTGCGCCGGAGCGACCCGCGTAACAATCATGCTGGTCGCTGCCCCGTGCTGCGGATGTTTGAACCAGGAAAACAATAGATCGATCGAGGGGGTCAGCCAGACATCGACCTCAGTGCCGCAGATGCGCGGGTTGATGCCAGCCCACACCTCGACCCCGCTTTCCATATCGAAGCGAACATCTTCGATCAGCACGCCGCAGTGACGGTATCCGGGCTTGAGAAGCCGCATCCACCACGGCGCGTCCGGCCGGCAGTCTGCAAACCATACAATCGCGCGTTTGAGCGGAGAGACGTCAATCGTCATGAGCGTCATGTCTCCAAGGGGTTGAATGAATGCGCGACCATGACAGGCCGCGTGAATTCGCCCTGCTCTTGGCGGCGGCCGAGCACAGTCATGTACTCGCCACCACCGAGCAGGCCGGCCTGGAGCGCGTCGACAATGTTCGAGTGGGCGTTCTTGATCGGCCGCTCGCCGAACCGCGTTTGCCCGGCGCGCTTGATGGCTGGGTAGCAGTACTTGCCGGCCAACGCCGAACGCAGCATCGGGCAGCCGCCGAGGATCTCGACTTTGCGCCGTGCGTCGTAGCCGATCCGGTGCGGCGGGGAGAGCAGCAGCGCCGGACCGCCATCTTCGGCGTTGACACGCAGCAGCCCGTCGATGGCCTCAAAACGCGGGTGCCAGGCGTTTTGGCCCGGCGCCGGCCGCCAGGCGAGCCCAGTCACCCGGCGCAGCGTGCGGATCGGCGTGTCATCACTCACCGAGCCCTGTACTTCTGCCGCCGGGTCGATCCACGCGGCGATGCGGGATGCCGACCACTCCGGATAGCGCTCACGCAACAGCCGGTTGATGTGCAGCCCGAAGTCTTCGGCGCCCATGTTTTCATCGTAGAACTCATCAAGCACCAGCCAGCGGCCGAGCGCGGCCAGCCACTGCATCACGACCAGCGCCGGCTTGCGCGGTTGATCGGCGCCCAGCACCAGGCCAAGCTCGCGGATCGGCTTGATTGGCGCGCGCGCGACATGGCGGTCGGCGCGGAACTTCGGATGCACCGGCTTGCCCAGCCGGGACGGCGCCCACTCGTTCAGGATCATCCGGTTGAACCAGCCGGGATCGTCGCTCTCCGGCGCGTCGGCGTAGCGCTGGTAATAACCGGCAGGCAGGTTTTCGAGGTTTTCCGCGTCTGGGCTCAACCCCGATGGCTGGTCGAAATACTGCAGGCCAGGCCGCGGCACCTGCACGAAGTCGTAGAGCCAATGGTCGATGTCGGTCTTGTTGAAGTCGGCCAACACACCAAACCATGGCAGCTCACCGTCACCGGCGTCCGGATAGCGGCCCGTGCGGCCCGAGGCGAACAGGATGGTGTTCTGATCATCGAAGCTCCCGAGCTCGTTGAGGTAGATCACCGAGGCCTCGAAGCCACCGAAAAAGGCCTCCATGCTCTGGCCCTCGCCGGGCGCGACGAACAGCACCTGAAAGTCGAGCGGGCCGTCGGCGAGCTCGAAGCGGATGTTGTGCTCGGCCGCGCGCGGCTCGGAGCCCTTCCAGCCTGGGTATTGCTCCGGCGGAAACATTTTGTGCCAGGTCCGGATTGTTGACCGCCACAGTTCTGGATAGGTCTGCCGGCAAACGACCAGGCGGAAGCGGCGCGTGCCGTCGCGCGGGCTGGGCGTCATCGCTTGCGCCAGCAGGTGCGCTTTGGTGAAGGTCGTGCGCGTTTTCGCTGAGCCAATCGGTCCGGAGACCAGCGCCGTCCCGGTCGGCCAGTACAGGCTCCCATCCTTGGCACGCTTGACCCGCGTCCTGTCCTCGCTGCTCAGCTTTTCTGGTTCGAGCACCGGCGTCGTTGGCCAGGCCGTCAAGTAGGCCTGCCCAACCCGTCCTCTTGGCCACGCGTTCGTCGCGGCTACGGCCATACCCGTTCCTCCGCCTGAAGAGAACTTGCTTCGCCGCAGGTGGCCGCCAAGGAATGCCTGGAACCGGGGAAAAATACGCACGCCGTAGCCCAACGTTGGGCGAGGCCGGCGCGGGGGGGCGCCCCCTCCGGCCTGGTGTTGCCGAGCGGCAGGAGGCTACCCAGGAGATGCGCCAGGCAGCGGCTCGGCTGATCCACAATCAGCGGCGCAAGCGATGCTTTCTCCCGCGTTGCCAATGACTTAGCCATCCGCGTTCGACGCCTCTCGTTCAACATCCGCCGGGGCATCGCCACTAAGTCCTTGATTTCCTGCGATTTCTCCGATCGGCACCGCAGCCGCCCCGATCGCCGACACCGGCTCGCCGCCGTCCGGCTCAGCGAGGCCGATCATACGCGCGATATGGGTGCCCGACAGCATCTCGCCCGGCTCGCCGCCACCCGCCGGCGGCACGCCAAGGAACAGCGCCGTCACGCCGCGGCTGTCCACTTCGAGCGCCTGCGGTAGCTTCTGATGCCAATACGGCAGCAGCGCCTCAAGCGCCCTCTGCTGCCTGTCGAACGCTTCGAGCTTCCGGCAACCAAGCGCCGTTGCCATCGTCCGCGTGTCCGCGGCTGCGATCCTGGCCAGCTTCAGCATCGGCGGCTCGTAACCCAGGCGTTCGAGGAATTCGAGCATCTCCGCCGTGCGCCGGTTGCGCGCCCCTTTCGGCCGACCACGGCCGCGCCGCGCCTCCGCCGCTTGTGGCGTCGCTTCGTTCAGGAGCTCATCGATCGAGGCAAGCGTCAGTTGCTCCGCGACGATCCCGTCACTGACAGCTTCGACGGCCTGCGCAACTTCCCGCGCGCGACTAACCTTGGCCAAAAATATTCCCCGTCACCACAAATTCCCGTGTAACCAACTCAACAATCCCCGTTACATCTCCGTTACACCTTAACTCATTGATAGCTCTTAGATATCTGTCATTTGTAACGAAGTAACGAAGTAACAGACTATTCCCATACGCGCGCGCGCACGCGCGCATGTGTGAGGAAAAACCCCGTTACATCGTTACTTCGTTACACGCTTGATTTCTCAAGGGAATTTTGTAACGGGATGTAACGGTGTAACGGGGCCAGAGAACAAACATGGATCTTCCATGATCACCGGTAGAAGCCTCTCTGTCGGGATGATCGCGCAGCGTGTAGCCAGCCCGCCCACCCTGACCGTCCCTGAAACTTCGATCCCGCCAAGGGACCGGGCCGCGCGGCGGATTGACTGTACCCATGGCGAGGCGCGGCCCGCAGGCCCGCTCCAGTGCGTGCCCTCCAACAGGCGCGCAAGCCCCTGATGCTTGGCGGCGAACCCGACGCACGGCACCGACGGTGCGGCGTCCGCACCGCCGAACCCATAGCGCCCAACCCAGATACCGCATGTGCCAAGCGTGCGGACCGCCTTGTCCGCATTGATGTCCTGGTCGCGGCCGATCGCGCCCAGCAGCCACTGCCCGACGGTCCGTCGTGGCTCGCCGGACCGGCCGGGATCGATCGTGCTCGACAGCAGATAGGCCAGCAGCTCGTCCTCATCCCGGACGCGATCGATCGCGACCGCTTCACTCGCCCGCACCGTCTCCGGCCAGGCGCGCTGGGCGCCGTCGAGCTCCTCGACGTCGTCGACCAGCAAGATCTCCGCCAGCGCGAGGAGCGCCGAGAAAACGTCCGCGCCGCGGGCATCCATGCGTTCTCCGTCGCCCTCGGTCGACGCCAACGCGCCGTGATACCGCGCGATGACTTCGCCGAGCCGCGGCCAGGCCTGAATGATCCTCCGGCGCAGCGCCCGGCCGATCTCATTGAGGCGCTGCGCATCAAACCGGGGCCGGGTCCGGCCTGCCAGCGGATCGAGGTCGAGGACCGCAATCCGCGAGCGCTCGGCCGGCGCCAGCGGCGGAATCAGGATCGAGGAGAACAGGAAAGCGGAACGGACCTGGAACTGGACCTCTCCATGGTCGCTTGAGCCGCGCAACACCAGCGCGCCGGAGGCCGCCAGCTTGGCGAGCTCGATCACGCCTTGAGTCTTGCGAAAATCGGCGTTGGCCTCCAGCTCATCGACCAGCGCCGGCAGCGTCGAGCAGCGCAGCGCCTGGCGCAGCCCGGCTTGGCTGGTATCGCCGACCATCACGGCTCCGCCGTCGAAGAGCGGCTTCAAAACATGATCCTGCAACGTGCTCTTGCCGGTGCCGGCGCCGCCGGTGAGCCACAACATCGGCCGCCACTGCAGCGCGCCGCCAAGGATCGCGCAGCCGATCCAGCCGAGCAGCAGGACCGGATCGATGTCCGGCCGGCGCCAGGCCCAGGTCGAAAGCAGCGCCAGGAGCTCGGCCGCATGGCCGCCGCCGACAGGCCCCGGCATCGGCCGCGGCAAGGCCGCGCCGGCCGGATAGACCACCTGGCCGACCTGCCCCGGCTCGCGGGTGTATTCAAGCGGGCCGTCGACGACGAGGATCTGATCGCCGCAGTGCAAGATCAGCTCGCCACCGGCACCCAGCCAGCCGCCCGGGCCACGCACCCGTTCCAGCGGCGACCACACGCCGCGCTGGGCGCAGGCCGCCATCAGCGCTTCGGCGACCTTCTCCCAGCGGATGCCCGTGACCGCGCCGTCCCTCCCGAGCCGCGGAAAGGTTGTGTACAGCCACTCTTGCGCGGCCGCGGAGCAGAACAGCCCAGTCAGATTGAGCCGGCCGTGCTTGTCCTCCCGCAGCAGCCGGATCTGCCGCAGCGGATCGAGGTAGCAAAAGCTACCGCGGTCGGTGCCGAGCGCGGTCACGGGACAGTCCTCCGGCAACCCGTCGTCCCGGGCCTTGGGCGGCGGCGCCTTCGGCGGCTCTTTGGCCGCCGCCAAACTCCGGCGGACCGCCTCGATGTCGACCACCCCACCGCTGCCGCCCGAGCTGTCCGTCATGCCGCCTGGCCTGTCCGCATGGCGTTGTAATCCTTGCCGCGCGACGGCCGGGCGATCCGTACCTCCCGGCCCTGGCCTTGGAAGCGCTCAGCGGCCGCAGCCAGCGCCCGTGCTGCCGGCGAGCTGGGCGCGTCGTTATCCGCGCAGATCACCACCTGGCGAAGCGACGGTGGCAGCTCGATCGCGCCCATATTGCCCACCGAGACGGCAGCCACGACCCGCCACTCCGGCTGCGCGACGGCGATCGTCAGGCCGTCCTCGATACCCTCGGTAAGCGCGACGACGTCGTCCTCGGGTGCCGCGGCCAGCGGCTTGCCGGACCGTCCGCGCCACAGCGGGATGAACCCGCCGCGCACCTGCCCCAGCACCTTCTTGGGCGACGGGATCGGCGCCTTGCCGACACTGCCATCCGCGCGCACCTGGAGAAACGTGCGATGCACGCCGATGGCGGCCGGCTGGTGGCTCAGCGTGCCGCAGATCACGGCGACCATGGCGGGCCACCAGCGCCCCTCGGCCATCAGCTCGGGATGATAGCGCAGCGCCCCCGGCTGCCTACCGAGCGCGCTCAGCGGGATGCCGCGGGTCTCCGTCAGATAGCGCTCGACCGGCGTGCCGCGGATGGCGGGCTTGGCCGCCAGCCACAGCCCAAAGGCACCGGCACTCTTGCGCGCCCGGGCGCGCGCCTCGTCCGGATCATCGCGCACCGGCAGCGCCTGGCGCCGCGATGGATCAGCCCGCGGCGGCTGCGCGAGGCCCAGCCAGTGGTCGGCCGCCCAGTGCCAGGCGGCGATGCGGTCGCCGGCGAAACGTGCACCGGCGATCAACTCAATCGCATCGCCGCCGCGCTGTTCCGCGTGCTCGTACCACAAGCCCTTTCTGCTGCCCGCCAGGCAGATCCGCAGCGACTGGCCCGGCTCGCCGTCGAGACCGCCGATCACCCACTCATGCCCCTCACGCCGGCCGGCAGGGAACAGCTCGTGCGCTAGTGAAACGATGTCCAGGGCGAGCGCGGCCGAAACCTCACTCATCGGCGCCCGCCAGCCGCTGTACGACGGCTGGCCGCTCATGGCGATGCCATCCGATAGTGATGCGGCCGGCCCGTGGCGGTAATCACACCCGCCTGGCGTAAATCTCGGAGTGCCGTCTTAATCGTTGTTTCCGGCCATCCGAGCTCGGCGATCAGAATTGCCACGGACGCGCCAGCCAGGCCGTTCGACAACGCGGCCGTGATATCGGCGGCACAGCGACTGAATATCTGTCGATACGCCTTCATCCGCTCGCGATTGCGTGCCTTGAACTCCGGATCGGCATGGAGCGCCTTCATCCGCTCGCGGTGACGCGCCTGGAACTCCGGATCGG